CTCATATCGTAAACGCGGGTTGGATCGATCGGAGCGGGTACGGCATCAAGCACGACGGGCGGCGTCCGGTTACGAACGTGCTCCATGAACTGCTCGCCGCGCGCGATCATCTCGGCGATGTATCCATCATCCCGCGGGATGAACTCGACCACGGGCGCATTGGCCCCCGCGATGACGGAGAGCGCGCACTGATCGGCGCCGGTCACTTCCATCTGCCAGCCCATCTGCGGCCAGTATCGCTCGATGATGACTTCGAGCGGTTCACGGCCGCCAACGTGCTTCGCTTCGATCGGGCAATTGAGGTCATCGATCCAGCCGTCGAGCGTGACCGCGGCCCAAGGATACCGGAGATGAACGACGACTTCACCGCGACGAGTGATGACGCTGTTACTTTTCCGTTCATACCAATCCAGGTTAAGGGCTTCGGTGCAAGCGCCGAGTTGCACCGGCCAAACGCTCGACAAATCCTCGTACTCGAATTCCTGGCCCGTCATTTCCAGCCAGAGATTATAGATCGCTTTCGTGTCGCCCCGCATCAAGCAGGCAATCCGCGAGCTCGTCAGCTTTCCGGTGCGAGCCTTGATTTGTTCTGCGTTAAGCATCTATTCCGGCCTTTGTCTCTGCTTGTCGCACGATCCGGTAATGTCCGCGCAAGTCACGTCCATCACCGCTGATTCGAATGCGGACGCCGCTTTCCATCAACATGCAGTTGATCTGGGTGACGTTAACCCGCACCGCATTCGTAGTGGCCTTGCCGTTGTAACATTTGGCGATGATGCCCAGCGTGGTGATGCCTGGATTGCGTTCGATGGCATCGAATATCTGTGCCTTTCTTGGCGGCAGATAAACGCCGCCACGCTTTTGCGACGGCAATGGCTGTTTGCAGCACGGACAAAGCGGGTATCTGCTCATGCCGCCTCCGAATGCCGCCGGTCGAGCAGTTCGCGCAGATAGCTGCACTCCTCTTCCGTCAGTTTGGGCAATTGCTTCAGGATGATCTGCAACGGTGTTTTTGGCTTGATGAAGCCTGCGGCGATGCCAGCAGCACGAGCAGACACGAATTCGCCACGGGCAAGCGCTTCAGCGATTTCCGGCGCGTCACGCTTGAGACGGCGGACGATGCGCTCAGCGGAATCGCTGCTCAGCTTCGATAAACCGTGGCTATCCGCCACTGTTTTTCCTCGACCCGGTCCAGCCGTCCCTTCTGGTGCGGCTGGTGGTAGATCGGGATCGGCGGCCAAATCCTGCGCCAACCTCGCCTCTAGCTTCTTCAGCGTGATGCCAACTTCGGCGCGCACATAGGCGGCGAGATCCTTGAAGCCGCAGACTTCCCAATGCTTATACTGCTTGATGAGATTCAGTTCGTCGGCAACATGCTTGGCGTCGAACGCCTTGCTTTCCAGAAATCGCTTCAGCGACCGCATGGTCTGGATCGCATACTCGCGCGAACGCGGATCGCGCAACTCTCGCGGCCCGGTGATTGCTGGTTTAGTCGGGGATTTTATCACTGATCTGCTCGATGATTGTTTTCATGCGCCGTAAGGTTTCGATGTTTTTGATCTCCCTAAGCTCAACATTCCTCGGCACACCAACCATTCGATAAGCAAACGTGAAAATCTTACTGCGAATTGGCCCATATAACTTTTTGTCGTAATAACCAGCCTGTCTGAACATTGCCTGGTTGGTTTTATCGTCGGCAAGATCGTTGATCTGTCCGTAGAGAGCATTCAGTTGCTGATCGAGGCCCCACGTCGGGGGCTGTGGCATTCCCCCTACCGCCGCATGCCCTGACTGTTTTAGGACCACAGCAACCTCGGCCTTGGTGTAAACCTCCGCGATCTTCGGCAAGCGCTGAAAAATCCGGGTTATTTCTTCGTAAAATTCCAACTCGCCGACATTGCCGCGTGAATCGTCGAAACCTGAAATCGCGCCAGGACCAAACGGCAAATCAGGGTCCGGCGGCGGCTTCTCTTCCTTTTCCTTGAGATAAGAATCGACAAAATCATCAGCTTCCCAACCCGCCATCTCCGACAGTTTGGCCTCGCCGCCTTCCTCGACAATCAACTTTTGCCAGACTGCTGTGCAGAAACAATCTTCCGGCATCACCAGATGCGCGATAGACAGTCCGCCCTGTGGCGTCGCTGGACGCATCCAAGTCTGGATCATCGTCGCCACTGAGCGAACAGGCGTGAAATAACCAAGTACCTTGATCCGCCAGTCATCCAACCCAACAGTGCCGGCCTGCTTGACGATAACGCCATCGTCGTCACTCTCTAAAAAATCCTCCATCGCCTTCGCTAGTGATTCGTCTTCAGGGTCTTGGCTTTTGAGCGTGATAATCCGGAGCCTGCACGCTCGACCCATGATCATCGGCGAAATGTCTGTCGCCAATCTCTTGATGGTCTCGGCGTGGGCATTGTCGCGACGGTCGTTAGGCTGGTCACTGCCAGTCACAATCATCATCTTGCAGCGCGGGTCGATAGTCTGCATCAACTGCAAGCTGGTCAACACAAGCCGGATCGCCGGATCAAGAAAGCGTTCATCGCGAACAACCTTGCCGAGATGTTTTCGGGTGTCCGCGACCTTTAAATCCTTCAACGCCTTGCCATCGATATCGATGCTCACGACCTGGCGGTCGAGCTTGCACAATACGATTGGTTTTTCTTCCCACGCTTCGGCAAACGTGGTGACGTCATCGGCTTCTAGTTTACTCAAGGTCCGGACGCCGTCCCAGACATCGACATTGTTGTGGATGCCATCCCCAGCGTCATATGAGAAATAGCGCCGCTCGTCGTCTTCTCTGATCTGAGTATAACGAAATCCCGGTATTGCGTCGGCGTCCTCGCGGTACGGCGTCGCCGTCAACAGCACCAGCAACGCGCCAGCCTTCTGCATGCGCCGAAAGAAATCTCCCCAGCGCTTTTTATCGGCCAGAAACTGGCATTCGTCGATAAAGACAGCGAGCGGCTTACCAGTGCGATAGCGCTCCGCTTCAATCAGTTCGATGCAATCTTCGATATTTGTGCGCAGACAAAGCTGGATGTTAGCGGCCAGCAGGAATTCGCCATTGGAAAACGGCTGGTACTCACTGAACGAAGAGAGCTGGCGAATGCCGCCCATGACCTCACGAAACGGCATCTCATACCGAGTGATGGTCTGCCCGAGTTTCTTTTCCTTGAAAAATTGCCGCGTTGCCTGCGACGCCGGGCTGAAAACAATTCCGCCGCTGACGATGCCGTCCTCGACAGCCTGCCAACATGACGTAATGATCAGGTCACGCTTGCCATAGCGTGTCGGCTTGACAATGCTGGTCGTAGGCTCGCCATTACGCAAGCGCTGCAAAATCAAATCAAAAGCCCGACGATTGCCAGGGCGCATCTCGTTTAAGTTCATTTTCCACCTTTGCTGCGATTGCACCAGCGGTGAGTTGGCTGGAGTTCATGAAAATTTGTTCGCCCGGTTTTTCGAAACGCTTCTCTGTGATCGATCTCCATGTCGCGCGGATCAAGCGGTTGCTTGCAAATTGCGCAAATGCCTTTTGTCGCTCGCCACAATGCCATTCGTCGCCGCTTTGAACGCAAAGTCCTCTTGGACATTGCCCTTCCCAACCAAGGTTTCAGGCGCGTTCGCGTTTGCGTTTGACGGCCGGCGGCTCCCGCATCGACCACAAATGGTCAGGTGCGGACCTGCCGATCCGCAGCAATTCGGACTTGATGACGAGGAAGGTATTGGCTGGGAAACGGCCAAAGGCCCGCCAGTTATGGACAGCCTTGGGCGTCGTCGAGGTCAGCCGCGCTACAGCGGCGGTGCCGCCCAGGGCAGCAATAATTTCTGCTGTATTGTCGATGCTGGTCATGGTAAACGCGACCATAGTCCAAGCTTCTTCGACTTTACAAGTACCAAATAACTTTTCTAGGAGATTTTTTTGGAGTCGCGTAAATTTTTCGTTTATGAAGAAGCCCAATCAAGAAAGGGAGAATGCTGCGATTACCCGCAGGCTTCACATTTTGCGTCATCATGTGTCTGGCAGTGACCACGGGTCAAAGGCACGGTTCGCCGCCAGAATCGGCATCGAATACAAGCGCTGGAACAATTTCGAGCGTGGCTACCCTCTTCCAAGAGACATGGCGATCCACCTGGTCAGGACCATTCATGGCCTGACACTGGACTGGATTTACCTCGGCCGCGAGGATGGCCTGTCGATCGCGCTTCAGCGGGAACTGGCAGAAGCCGGAAAATCCGTCACATTAGTGGAGACCGGCTCTGGTTCCGGCTCTTCCAAAAAGCCCGTCACCAAATCCCGCGCATAATCGAGTACGGCCAGCGCTTCAGCGGTATTGTCCGGCAATTGCGCCGTGATCTGAATGGCCTGCCTGCGCAGATGATTATGCTCTTTTGGCATTCTACTCACCTTTTTCGACTGGCCAGTTGAACCCCGGCAGTCTGCTCGTCCGTGCCGTATTTGCACAAATCCTTACACCACCCTTACATCATGGCTAGACCAGAATGGCCGCGCCGGACAATCATAAATATTTCGAAATCATCCTTGCTAATCCAAATTTCTAGGAATATGGTGCGCCCCATCGAAACACCAGATGGGAACACCTCACAAAATGAAAACGCTTTCAATGATTGTTATTGCCGCAAGCGTCCTGTTCAGCGGCGCGGCATATGCCGGCGATCCTTCCTATCCGGGAGCGATTGAGCGTGGCACTCGCGGCTCACCTCAAATTGGCACGCCGGATTATCCTGGGATGATCGAACGAGGAAACTCCCGTTTTAGCGTCGGCGACGACTATTTCACAAGCGGCCGTGCTTCCGGCCACATGCCTGCCTCTCCCGATAGCGTAACCGAAACGCAGCACAGCGACGGCTCGGTCTCGATCTCGAAAACGTACATCAAGAAGTGAAAACGGAGGCGCCGATGATCGACGACGAGCGCGTGGCCGAAGGCCTCGACCACATCCTGACCGCGCTCGACATCATCGCCGGCATGGCGCTGAAGCCGGAGGACTACGACGAGGTCGCGGCGGAGCAGGTCCGCCTCGGCCAGGTCATCAGTCGGGTGCAATTAATTTTGAGCTTCATCGACGCACGGAATCCGAGAACAGTAAGGCGGATGCAATGAGCAACCTCCAGCAGGTCCGCGATGCGGTCTGGGAAGCCCTGCACACTTGTGTCATGGACGAGGACGCGCGGCATTTGCTACGTCAGGCGCTGCACCTGATGCGCCGGAAGCAAAGCCATGCAATGGGACGCCGAAAAGCAGCAATTCATCCAAAAGCTGTGGCCGACGCATTCAGCCGGCTCAATCGTCGAAAAGATCTGGTTCCAGTTCGGGGAAAAGTGCAACCGCAACATGGTGATCGGGATCGTTCACCGCATGCAGCGAAAGAAGAGGCTCGAGAAAAAAGGCGCTGGCGTGCTGCCAAAGGTGAACAATCGCGCAGCGCCGCGCCAGCGAAAGCCGCGCACAATGAAGCCTAAACCAAAACCGCAATGGAAACCGATGATCCAGAAGTATGACGGCCCGCGCGTGCGCGGCATCCGGTGCCCGTGCCAGGTCGTCGACCTTGAATCCTGGAATTGCCATTGGCCGTTCGGCGATCCACGCGAGCCGAGCTTCTATTTCTGCGGCGCCGTGGTTGCGGAAGGCCGGCAGTATTGCCCGACGCATCTCACATCGGCCTACGACAGGCGAGCCGGATGATCGACAGCATCGCACCGGAAAGCCTGCGCGTGCCGACGCACTGGGCAGTGCTGTCTGAATGGCTTCCTGCGGGGAGGTTTAGAATTCCGCTGACGCCGGCCAAGATGGCGTTAGCCACAGCCGCGATGCTGGCGCTGCTGATGGCGGCTGCAATCCGCAGCCTGCCTGGCGACGAGCGCATCGTGGTCGAGCGGCCGACGATCGAGGCCCGCGCCGACGACATCAAGGTTATGCCTAAAGCCGATCGTGAGCCAATCCGAGTAATAAACCTATCCACCGAGTCAAAACCGGTGGATGACGCGCCGCGCACCACGCCCGCCCCGGACAATGCGCCCGCGTCGATGCCGCCCGTGCTCCTAGTGCAGGACGACAAGCCTACTGCATCTCGGCATAGGCGGCATCACAAAACCCATAACAATGTCTGCACCAGGCACGGCTTGAGAAAAGTCGAGACGCATGGCGGCCGATCGTGGCGATGCCGATGATGAAGAAAAATGATTAAACCTTATTTCTTTTATGCCGTGCTGCTATCACTGCTGATGTGGGGACTGATTATTTATGCCGTGCGGAAAGCGTTTTAACGCCATCGAGGGCTTACGAGGCTGGTTGGCTTGGATGGTGGTATTCGATCATATTGCGTGGTGGAGCGGTTTTCGGGGTCCGCTCGGCGAATTCATGCGCAATTTGGGCTGGCCTGCGGTGACGACGTTTATTGTGGTATCCGGTTTCGTCATCGCCCATTTGGTTCTAGAACGGCGGGAAGCCTACCCGTATTATCTGCTGCGGCGGTTCATGCGGCTGTTTCCGCTATTCGCCGCCTGCTGCCTCTTAGGCTATTTCGTCTATGCGTTGCCGCTCACGATTAGCGGTTTCGATGCCGAATTCCTCACACATTTGCAAGCCGTCGTCGACAGCACCGAACGGTTTTTCTGGGCCCATGTCGTCGCCCATGCCAGCCTGCTGTATGGCGCAATTCCGCACGACTGGCTGCCGGCAAGCGACGTCGCCTTTAACATGGCGGCATGGACGATTTCGTTGGAGTGGCAGTTCTACATCGTGGCGCCCTTGATGGTAGCAGCACTGGTCAAATGGCCGGCACCCGCGGCCTTGTCGCTGGCGCTGTTTTTCGCCGTTACGCAATGGCTGTTCGACCGCAAATATATCGGGCACTACGGGCAACCATCCTTGCTATTGGGCATGGGCGAGTTTTTCATGCTCGGTATCGTCAGCCGTCTGCTGTATCCGCGATTGACCGGCAAGGTGGAGAACCAATATTTGGTGCTGGCCTGCATCGTCGTGGTCTATGCGCTGACCAAGCATCATGCGCTGACGCTGTGGGCCGTGGTCTATCTCGGTCTGCTGGTTGCCGATCCTCCCCGGCTTTACACGCTGGCCTTGGAGAGCCCGCTTGCGCAGTATCTCGGCGCCCGATCCTATTCGGTGTTCCTGTCGCATTTCCTGGTCGTCAATGGTTGTGTATGGCTGTGGTGGTATCTGTTTGGCGTAGCTCCCGGCGTGGTACCGTTGACGCTGATGGTGGTGCCGAGCGCATTATTGCTGGCAGACGTTACTTATCGTTGGATCGAACTGCCGGGCATTCGATTGGGATCCTATTGGTGTAAGGCGTTGTCTACCCGTCCCGTAAAGCAGCAATGGGTTGAAATCAAATGCCGGGTTGGCTCACCGTAGTTCTCATCATCCTTTGCGCCTTGTTCGCCATCTATCTTACGTTGACGATCTGGACGCTATGGGAGCAAGCAAGCTGGCACGATTGGGATTAACCCCTAAAGGAGTAGATTGAATGTGGACTCGTATCGCAATTTTGACTTTTGCTTTGATCATGTCGTCTGCGCATGCCAAGGAACACGAGAATCCCGGCAACGGCAACGGCAACGGCGGTGGCCGGGAGGTGCGTGGTGCGCCTGGGCCTATCGCAGGTGCCGGCTTGCCGATTCTCGCCATTGGCTACGGCGTTTACTGGCTGGTTAGGCGGCGTAAAATGCAAGGGAGGCGCGGGCCGTGAGATGAAATTACCCTATATCGAAGCGCTAGAAACTGAACTGGAAAAAGCCGCCGCCCGCATCGAGGAGCTGGAAGCCGCGCTGCGGAACCTACTCCAAGACCCGCCATCGATTTTGGACGAGCCCGACACAGATGCGCAGATCGTCATACACATGCGCAAGATCGCCCGCGCCGCGCTCCGCCGCAATAGTCGCCCGTAAGGGTGTGGATAGAAACGATAGGGACGCCATCAGCTAATCTGATAGATATGAACCGTTGAAGCCTTAGCGAACGTGTCGGTGAATGTACCGCCCGAGATTGGGATCGAGCGGTTTTCACCGACAACGTTTGCGGTGGTGCCTGAGGCCACCGTGAACGTTGCGGAGATCGGACCCGATGCCTCGCCAGCTCGAGTGGTTGCAAAAATGTAGAACCCGTTGACCAGCGCTAGGCCGTTGTTGGTGACGTTGCCGCCCTGATACTGATGGACGCAAGCCTCGATGCCGCCGTTGAGCCAATTTGCCTCATAGACCGGGAAAAGATAACCGTGGGGCGTCACCGTCGTCAGGAAGCCCTTGGCGAACGGCGAGTTAAGCACCGGCGCAAGTTGGCTGATCAGGGTGTTGGTGGCGACGGCTTGGGCGTAGACGGAAATGGACTGGCCGCTCTGCACCGTCTGACTGAACTGGCCGCCGCCATGGTCGTTGACGAAGGCGAAATAAACGATGGCCCGCGCGCCATGAATAATCTGCGACCACGCCGCCCAATTCAACTGTGGCGGCGTAATCTGGTGTCTACCTTTCTCATTCAGTTTGCCGTCATAGTTTTCAAGGTAGACAAACAACGGACAGCGGCTGGGGGCGAGGCTGGTCTGGTTCGGGATATCGCTGAACGAACCGTTATTTGAACCGTTGCCCCATGATCGCATCACATCGATCATTTGGCCGTAGTGACTGCCGCGCGCGATTTGGTCGGTTGTCGGGCTGGTTGGCAGTCCAAGGATTATATTGATTGACCCGTTGACGCCGGAAAACATATTGCCGGGGTCGGTCGTCGCCGTGATCGTGCTGACCGCAAACCAGTAGATGTCAATTGAGAACCAGCCGATGGATTTCTTGCTGCCGTTCGGTGTGGTAAAATGATTGGCGGAAAGCAAAACGTTCATTTTGGTGCCACCAATATCGCCATACTCGATGGCGGTATGGGTGCCATTGACGTGCATTAACCGGCCATCCTGTGTGGCGTTGGGCGTGTTGAAGAAAGCGGTAAAATCGGCAGTGCTCGACGGCTCGTCAAGCTCCATTCCAGCGGTGCTGGCATTGGCCACAGGCGAGCCAATGGTCCAGACCCCGGCATTCACCACGTTGGTCATGTTGCTGCCGCCGGTAACGGCAACCGAGACGTTCAACTGCAGCGCCTGGAACTTGGCCATATCGCCGGTAGCGTCTTCGTATAGACCAAAGAAAGATCCCAGCGGAAAGAACTTCGGGTTATCCCAAGAACAACCGGCATACCAGATCGGCTTGCCAGCGTTATATGAGGCACTAGCCGGGAAAGTGTAGCCCTCCCTGCTGTGGTAATTGCTGCTCATCGTAGTTGGCGAGGTCATGGTTTCGCCGTCGATGGCTTGCAACGTTACGCCAGAAGTAACCGGAGGCTGTGTGGTGCCGCCAACAAAAACCACGTCCCTGAAATAGTTGTTGCTGCGTGAGGTCTGGCTTGGGCAGGCACCACGTGGGCCATAGACCCCGTTGTTGCCGACAATGGTCGAGAGTGGTGGATTGCTGACACTGGTGGTCAGCGCGTTTTCCGTGGTGGAGAAATAGGAATTGCTGGTGCCGACCGAAGCGACGTAGGTGGTGTTCGCGGTGATGTTCAATGGCGTGGCGAGATTCTGTGTCTGCCAACCCGACGCGGTCTCGCCGGTAAACGTCACGCTGGCCAACTTGGCTCCGGTGGCCGACCAGATATTGCCAGTATGGGTGCCGGTCTCCTTGTCGCCCTTCCAGAACCGCAAGGCTGTAATCGATCCGGCAGTCGAGGATTTGAACTTGACGCCGAGCTCGTAGGTGACCGATGCACCATCGGAAGCGTTGACCAGCACTGGTGTTTGTGTGGTGAATAGCGAGACCGACGTGATCTGTTCCGGTGGCGGGGTCGTGGTGTCCGTATAGGTCACGCTGCCAGTAAATGTTGCGCCATCAACGTTGCCGGTGAAAGTGGGCCCGGTAACTGTGCCCTTCAACGTTCCGTTCGTGACATTGACGACGGTCATAATCCGTTCCTCCAAAGTGCGCTCGCTAGATCGGCCGCCCTGGGCTGGGGCTAGGGCGACGATTGCGCCCAGGACGGCCTCATCCCGCATTACCTATAGGGGACAGGTACGCGGAATTCTAAGTCTTCGGTCCCGCTTCGCCTTCGCCGGGTACTTTGACCCACACCCAGCGCCCCTGTTGCGGCGACCAGGCCCAGACCCAATGACCACTATCGGCGGCTGGTGGTTGAATCGGCGGTGGCTCCGTCGGCGGATCTACCGGCGGCCACGTCCCGTGAATAGGATCAAACCCAGCGATCGGATTTGTCGGTCGCGGGTCACCCGGCCCCCACATGCCAGGCGGACGACCGCCTTCCTGACCTGGTGGCACCTGTGCCCAAGGCGGGCTAAATCCCGGGTCCACTGGCCCCGCTGGGCCCGCTGCAACACCGATTACCGTGATGGTTTCTCCGGGTCTTACTGTAATTAAGGACATCGTTCTCTCCTCGGTTTGGACTTCATCCTACTCAACATCCGCGACAGATATCTGGCGGCGCCGGCGGATACGGCGGCAGATCCTCGACTTTGTTACGGCATCGCTCCGCATCTCTGACTGACCGGCCGATGGGAGCGCAGTTCGGATCATCAACGTGCTGACTATCGGTAGAAAAAAAGGTGAGGAAAGGTGGCACCTCCCAATACGCTGGCAAGCCACACCACGATAGCGATCAGGCATATCAGCCCGACAATGATTTTGGCAAACTTCAGCACATTGCCGTCGATGGCAATGTTAAACCAGTCGCGGACTACCCATAGGATAACGTAGGCGATGAAGAGAATGATCGCGAGGTAGAGCAGGAGATTTAAAAAACTCACTAGAATGGCCATGGCTATCTCCTTAGGTCGCCCATACGATGATGAAGGCCACCGCGACTATCAGCGCTAGATAGGCGACGGCGATCAACACAAACCGCCAGAATGGACCGCGCCACCATGGCTCACGCGAGGGGATCTCGTTCATCGCCGCCGTAATCCGCAGCGCTCTTTAGTATTTCGAGCTGGCCAATGATCGCCTCATACGCGGCATGCTGTGCATCAACATCGGCCGCAGCGATGGCCTCGTCCAGTTGCAATAGAATGTCTTCCATCCGAGTGATGAAGTCCTGTGCAGTATCTTTCAGTATCAGACTCATATCAGGCGATGCCTTCCGTCCATGGATAGATCACGGTTACTTCATCATCAGTAGTAATTCCGAGCGACCTCATCAGAAATTCGGAAAGATCGGCTGCGCGTCCCGTCTTCTCTTCGTGCGGGCCCCAATCCGCCGGGAAAGCTAGCGCTTCTCTTCCCGTCTTTGTTGCGCGCACCAATGCAAGATTTTCGGATGACGCGAGCATCGTCTTCGGCGTGACTGCATAATCCCAGCGGCAAGCCACATAGCCAACCGCCTTTGAATTGAGTCGCCGAGCCAACCCGGTTGAGCCGGCGGGCTGGAAAGGCAAGAAGAGATGTTGGTTAGCTTCCGTGAGTTCGTAATGGAAAGCCAAGCCTTCGCTCGCCGAAACGCCCGTGAGATCATTAGGGCCACCGAACCACGAGCACTTGCCGATCGCCTGGAACAATACTTCGCCAGGAGGCGGCGGTCCCTCGGCACTCGGCGGTACCGTCTCCAGATGCGCGCCGCCGATCACATTAGCAATGCCGGCACAGATCTGGTCGAACTTGTCGCGATAGATCTTGCAATCGGCCTCGCTATCCACGAACGCCACCTCGAGCAGCACGCTCGGCATCGCCGTGCCATTGAGGAAAAATAGCTGCGAGGAATATTTAGCGCCTCGATCCTTCAGCCCAGATTGCGCCATCGCCGCCGACAACTGCGCCGCCAGCTTCTCCTGGCTCACGAACCATACCTCTGTGCCGACAGGGCTTGCAGTGACTTTGCTGGCATTGAAGTGGACCGACACATCGAGCTCGCGGTTCTTGCTGTTATGAAAATTTACGATCCGGTTGAGGTTTTCGTTCTGGGTCGTGCTGACATCATCGGCATAGGTGATGACGGCGACGCCCCTGGATTGCAACTCTTTCGCAACCCGGTTCATCACGTTCCGCGCTTCCTCAACCTCGTCGAGTCCCCATGGGGTAGGTCCGGCAGCACCGCGGACATACTTCGAATGTCCGGCACTGATGACGACACTGCTATAGGTCATTGGCCACTCCTCATTTTGGCGGCGGCACGATGCATTGGCTCAGAATCTTCTGGGTTTCCCGTTGCACATCGACGAACAGTTTGACATTCTCGGCGCGCATCGAATTGAACTGCGATTCCTGCAAATACAAAAACCCGATCAGAGCGAAGATCACCAGCAGCAGCCCGAGCACTAGCGGCTGCGCCCGCATAACATCCAAAACGCCGGTTGCGACTTTGGAAGCTCCTTCACCTACAGCCATGTTGTCATCTGCTCATTTGACGTTCTTCCCGAAGTCCCGCAGCAAGATCTCTGAAATCCTGTCGAGTTGTTGTTTGTTGTGCTGGGTTTCCTTCTCCGTCACCGTCAGCCTGTTGTTGATCTCCGCCAAATGCGACGAACCACGCGTCTCCAACGTCACAACTCGCGCTTCCAAATTTGTCATGTAACTAACGAAACTGACAGCAACGGCACCCGCCGCGAGGAACTGCGCGATCAGGAAATACACCAGTGTCGAGTTGTCGCGGACCCACTCCTTTAGTTCGGTCACACTGGCCATCCTGCCGTGAAGCCAGCCGGCACCACGCCGACAAATGCGCTGCCGCCGAAATTGGATATCAGGGTGTCCGCGCCGCCAAAACTATCGGTCGCGAATGCTGTTCCCGCGTTCGGAATGCTGGCGCCGCCGACGCCTGTTGCCGGATTGCGGGCAGCATTGGCGTTCCAGTTGCCAGCCGCGCCGAGACGCCACCACGCCAATTTCGCAGTCAGATCTACCGCAACACAGATCACGGTGCCGCTGGTAATGGTCCCGAAGGAAATGCTCGATCCACCCGTACCGCCAACAGTGATGGTTGACGCCCCATCGACATAGACAATGCCACCTTGCACCAGCCCGCATTTGCCGGTCCCAGCATTGGTAAACGTCTGCGTCGACACCGAAAGTGATCCAATTGCCAGGCCAACTCCGCTATTGGCTTGCGCGGCATTGAATGTGGTTTCCCAATAATATTGGCCCGATGATTTCGAGGAAATCGAGCGGACAAGACCGGTCCACCCCGCTGTTCCGGCTGCTGTCAGATTGCCGCCGGACAGCGTGATGTGCGTATCCTTGTCGGCCGGATTCAGAGTCGTAGGCGTTATTGGCACTGCCACTATTCCCGAGCCGGGACCGGCACCCAGTAAAGGAAGCGACATCAGGCGGCCTTGTATCCGCTGGCCGAGACCTTCGTGCTCGAACCCGTGGTGACGTTGGCGCAGTAGATCGCCGTTGCCGTCGTTGGCTGGCGCAGCGGCGTCGGGAAATCAATGGAAGCACCACCGTATGCCGCCGCCGCGGGAATAACATACAACGTCGTGCCACTGGCGCCGTCCTGGATGATGATATCGGTGCCGACCGTGGCGTGGGAATTACTAACCGTGATCTGGGTGATGTAGTTGCGCAGGCCGGCCGCTGGAGCAGCAAGCAGCGACGTGCTTGTGGTGCCCGTCATGGCCGTGGCGATCGTGCCCGAAACGTAGTTGGCAGAACTGACGCCCCCGGAGGATGTGACGGACAACGCGCCGCCAGTAACCGTAACCGCCCCACCGAGCCCATCGGCCAGTACGTTGCCTTGCGAGTATGGCCCTACACCCGTGCCGCTTTCGTCCCAGACCCGCATGTTGCGCGTGGTGCCAGCAGCATCCTTGATGTTGAGAGTGGTCCACGATCCAGGCATTTACCATCCTCCAGCAAGGTAATAGGCAGAGTCATAAAATTTCGAAAAATCTAGACTCCAGATTACGCTATCGACCGGATAATCCTCCGGTGAATAGATCGTGCCGGGACGAATGGTTGTCGGTGGTTCGCCGGAAGACGACCCGATATTGCCGGGTTCGAAAATCGCGGTAATGCAGTTGTCGAGCAATGGCATCAGAGCGGCCCTCCTCGGGGGAACGCGGCAGTTGGCGGCGTAAACGAGGCGTCGGTATGATACCGGGCAACGCCCTTGGTAATGCGAACCTCGTCAACCCAACCTGTCATCGGTGTACCGAACCAATTGTTGTCCCCGATCTGAACAGGCGAGGAACAATCATGTATGCTGCTATCAACAGGCGTGATGCTGGCCAGCGGCACACCGTTCTTGTAGATTCTTATCTTGCCGCTTGAATCCTTGTCGACCGCGACATGATACCAGACTCCGACAACCATAGCGGCGCCGCTGGAGACCAGACTCACATTGAAGGTGGATCCGTCCGCTGACGATCTAAAACGCAGTTCGCCTCCCAGCAACGCTTCAAGATTCCAACCATAATTTGTTGGCTGGAAGGACTGACAGATAATCGTATTAACAGCCGCGGAAAGAATGCTGAAACGCACCCAGCATTCAACCGTGAACTGATCGGAATTGGCGGCCGACAAGTGCCAGTCCGGACTGTCTGGGAAACCCAAAAACTGGCTAAGAGCACCGTTGAGTACCAACGATGACGATCCAAATTTGTATTGCGCGGTATCGATCTCACCGCCGTTGGGAACACTGGAGCCGGTTCCGTGTAGCTTCAGACTTTCATCCGTAAAGCCAGGCGCTCCCGTTGAACCATCAATGTCCTCAAACCCCAGCAGCAATACGACATAAATAAAATATGGATCGGTGCTGTCATCGACCACCAGCGAACACCGCAGAATGCTTTCAGCAACAAATTCCACCGCATAGTTCTGGCCGTGCGTGGTCTCGATAATGTGGAACACCTCATTAATGAAGTCGTCGCCCAGATTCAGAAACGCCACCAAATCTCCCGGCTCGATCTGCAAACCATACATCATGGCCGTCCCGGTGATTTTCTTGCGGGCCACTTCCTCCTGGTACTTGGCGTATGTCACCAGCGACATCCGCGTTCCGGAATCGAGGATCATCGGCAAGTAGATCGATTCCGACGACACCGAACTTGACACATTAACCGGTACCCGTGGACGCATCGCCTTGCTGGGCACGATGGTGTAATCCGCATCTGGATCGATGGTACTGAGCTCGAGTTCCCTGGGCACGCTGGTGGTTGCTGCCCTGGCGAGCACAGCCTGGCCGCTCAGTCGCGTCTTGTCGAGATTGATATCCGCCGTTACCACGACGCCTCGATCCACGATCCGCAACTTGTCGGTTTGCAGGATGTCCCACGATTTGTAGAAGCGACCGAACTGCTGGACGGTCCCGAGAAACTCCGCGTCGGCTGCGAAGATCATTCCGCCGCAGGCGTCGGTAACGCCGATGGTCTCGAATTGCGCGGACGTGTAGCCGACCCAGGGGCTATAGGCCAATCTGGAAAACCCTTCTCCCAAATTGATCATGTCGCCGACGCTGTCGGCGATCAGCGCCGCGACATAAGGTATTTTCTTGAATTTGGTATTGGCGAGCGGCAGATTTTGAAACCAGAGCAGCATTTGCGGCCGATATGCCACCGCCTGGGCGCCGTAATGCGCGATCTCGATCGGGTCGGCTGCCTGCGTCAATGTGCCAGAGTACCAGCGATAACTGAAACCCTCGGCGGAAAACCCGTCAGCCGCGGTCCACACGACTTCGCTGTCAAACGCGATCTCGCGCAAACTCCTGATACCGTGCGGATCGGCCGGCACCCCGAACGAAATACAGAACGTCGCGGCGCCGTTCTCGACCCAGGGTCCCGCAATGATCTCGCCACCTATACGGGCCAGCCCCAGCACCGACAGTGGCACTATATGGCCGTACAAACTGTACGATGTCTCGACCGGATTGACGCCAGTCGAGGTAGCAACGGCGGCGGGAGTAGCGGGAGCACTGGCCTGGCCGACCAATCGCCAATAACCAGTGGAATTTCGGTCAGGCGACCAGACATACTGGGTTATTTGCCCGCCGATGGCCCCTATGCTGCCCGGATAGGCGGTCCACGTCCCTCCGTAGCCACTTGGATCATTTGGAGTGTAGATGTTGGGATCGTTTTGCCAGGCCATTCAGCTAAACCTGCTGCGCCGCGGCGGCTGTCCCCGTGAAGTGAGGCTCTCCCTGAAAATTGAGGTAGTTATTGTACTTGCCACAGCCGGTCGCGCCCATCGTCTTGTCGCAGCCCGGCCACAACGTCACCCCCTGCCCCGGTGTCACCAGCCGCGCGGAGGGCAGATAAGTGGTGATGGTGTGAGATGCCTGCACCCAGTTGGCGATCTCGAGAGAAGTACCACTGTCCAGCAGCAGCACACCCTGGGTAAACCAGCCGTCCGGATTGCCCAATGCACCAACCGTGAAATTGTAGGCGTCTACGACCGCTCCAATCGTCGTCAGAACCTTGTATGAATCCGGATTGACACCGCACAATTCGGAATACAGGTCCGTGCGACACATCGGCGAGCGTTTCTGGGTCATCAGAATCTTGCCGAATGCCGCGGCCCCCTGAATGTCGAGCACCAACTGATTCTCGACATTGTAGGTAATGTTGCCGATCGACCCGGTAAACAGCAGTTTCGGCGTCGCCAGGTTCATGCGATCGACGATATAAATCTGGACCGCAGCCGCATCGAATAGACCGACATCAATATCGTTGGAATCAAACACCGTGCCGCGGTTATGCACAGCTACGATTTGCGCGCTCGGCATCTCGCCGTTGTTGGTGTGCTTGACGGCGCTGATCATCAGTCCCGGCACCACATTCCAGGTCTGGCCGCCGATCGTAATCGGTTCATCGGATTCGGCGATGCGGTAGATGTTGCCATCCTTACGGGTGACGGTGCACAGCCGCGCAGGAAACCCGACCACCGCTGCGGTAATGTTGAGCGGGCCGAAGATTTTCATTGTGTCAGTACTCGCCGATCACTTCCCTGATCGAAATCGAGTTCATGGAAGCCACGTCGGCCTCGTTCAACACCACCGGCAACTGATCAGTATCGAATCTGACCGGCACGTCGAATTCACCGCTCCATGTCAGTTGCGCAGTCGAGGCAGGCGCCGTCGTGAATGTCACCATGCCAGACGCAGAGATCGTATAGGCTGTGGTGAGAACGTTATTGATCTTGATGACCGGCGTCGAAGCCAGCAAGGTGATAGCGCGAACATAAAAGAAGGAACCCGCAGTGCCATATATGATGGCCTGCGGATCATAGGTCTTTGTCAGTTGAAACTGTGTCTGCGAACCCGTGCCGGTGCCAAACACTTCATTAGTAGCGGTGTAGTCACCCCAATCACGAAACCGAAAAGGATAGAGCGAGCCGAAATGACCACGCCACAATGCGATAATGGTCTTGAAGTCTCCCAGCGGATCTGCCGAATTCTGCAATCCATACGACAGATTGCCGACGCACCGACATTTTGTCCATTGCGCAAACCGCTGCTCGTTACCGCTTATCGCCTCTTGGATGACGTTACGGAAGGTCGGCCCGAACTGACTTCCCTTCTCGATGTAGGCTGGCAATCGGTAAGCTGGAATCGTCATTGCGTCACCGATCTTAACTGCTTCGCGAGGTTCTGGTTGTTCTGGAACATGGTTCGTCCGACATCGTCCTTGCTGGCGTTGCCGGCAATCATTACCGGGGAAGATATGTTGATAGTAAGATTACCACCGCTCGCCGTTCCCCTCCTGCCGGTCATCGGATCGACATAGATCCGCTCGCCACTGGCGACCGGAATCGTCGCCAGCATGTTATCATTCGCGCTGCTGCCGCCCGGCACATCGACATAACCACCGGACGCCATGCCCTGCGATCTAAACCCGATGTGACTGGTCCGTGGGTCTTGAGTGTAATACGGGCTCAACAATTCGCTGTTGGCTTGGGTTGCTGACGTATTGCTATCGGTCGACTTTGTCAGACTATCGATCGAATTCTGAAGCGAGGCGATCTTCTGATAGTTCTCGGTGGACGCCGGCAGGCCCTGAACGTAGCCCAACTCGCTCTGGTAGGCGGCGAGCTGCCCGGCTGGATTGCGCTCGGCCGTGGCCTTGGCTATGGCTTGGTCGTAAGTCGCCAGCGTATCGGCAGCCGCCTTGTCCGCTAGGGCTTGGTTCGTCTGGTTTAGTTGCGTGTAGTCGTAGTTGATTGACAAGTTCTTGCCGATGCCGCCGCCGCGATAGGCTACGCTCAGATTGGGATCGGCGGTGAAACCAAGCTGCCCCGTCGGCATGACGTTTGGCGCGAAGATGCCGTTCTTCATAACGAAGGCCAGATCCGCCGCGGTCTTGGCGGCGCGTGCGGTGTTTTCGGCAGCCATGTCCGTTGCGGCAGCAACGCGCTCCGCTGCCATGGCGGCCCCGACAAAACTTGTCTCCAATGTCCCCGCCGACAAATCCATTTGCCCAAGGGCATCCACCCCTTGCTTCGTCTGCTTGACGAGACTGCTCGCGCCCTCTGTGGCGTGAAAGATATGCTGACCTAGCCTGGCGGTGGCACCTCCACCAAGATCAACATTCTCAACAAAGGCTTTTGTATCCTTCAGTGCGGAACTCCTGGCAGCGGCTTCATCGTTAGTCTGTTTTTGCTGGGCAACTTGTTTGGCTAATGTCGCATCAACCCCATCATGGATTAATTTGTTTTTCATCGCCTCCGCTTCTGCTGCTCGTTTCCCTTCCTCGGTGATCGCCTCCAACACCGGCAGCTGATTTTGCAGATTCCACAGCGTCTCTTTGGCCTGCGCGTTGATCGCGGCTTCCGTTGTTGCCCGGTTCATTGACGCCTGTAGAAGTGCCTCGGCCGGGTCCTTGGTCTTCTCCAGAATATCATAATAGTCCTTGGCATACTGCGCCTGTATCTTGGCCGCGCCGCCGACGGCTTCGATCACCGGCAATTGGGCTTGTTGCGCTTCCAGGGAACGCGCTGCCGCTGCGGAAACGCCGTCCCATTTTTCGCGAAGATCAGCTACTCGAGCTTGGATTTCCTCAAGTACCGCAATTTGATTCTGAAGGCTCTGCTCGATACCGCCCTTATCATCAAGGGGCTTGCCAGCAGCGGCAGCGGCTTCCTTGGCCGCTTTAAGGTCAGCTAATTGTTGCTTCAGTTTATCAAGCTGCGCAATTTCCGGTGTCTGGTCTTCAATGACTTTTATGCCTTTTCCAATCAACAAATCCTGCTGTTGTTTAACGCCAGCAAGCGAAGCAGCTAATTCTTTTGCCGTCCGCGCCTGCTTTTGCGCTTCGGTTTCCCACACCTTGTAAGATAGGATAAATCCAGCCCCTTCGGCTGCCATCTTAAGCGTGTTGACGAGCCCTTTCCAACCTGCCTCAAGCAGTGTAATGGTCCCCAATGCTCTTTTGTTCGCATCTGCTACCGCATCTATGATGGCCTGCTGTGCTCCTGCGACGTTATTCATGGCCAGCATGGTCCGAACGGTATCTCTCAATGCGGGATCAAGTGCCCCATAGACTTTTTCCAGATCATCGACCGCCTTTACCAGATTGCCGCCAAGCGCCTTAGCCAAAGCGTCGGTGGCTTCCTTGGCATCCTTGCCCGCAACGATCGCATAGCCCCGAACAGCGTCTTCAACTCCCTTTAGCTTGCTGATATCGATATTGCCGGTCTGGGCGAATGCCGTTCCGACGTCCCGCCGTTCTCCAGGCGATAGCCCTGTAATGCTTTCCTGCGGGCCAATATGCGCAAACTGGTTGATCTTGGCTGCGGTCGCGCCGCTCTGTCCGCCGATACCAAGCAACGAACGCTCGATCTCTTTCTGCGCGCTTGCAAATTGCGATGCAGAATATAGTGCCGCCGTGCCAATTGCCGCCACGGCGCCAACCACCAAATTGATCGGCGTAAGAAAACCCTTTGCAGTCTCGATCATCGAGCCGATCATGCCGCCCGCCTGCTTGAACGCACCGACGATGCCGCCCTCGCCCGACGCCGCAAAGGCCAAATGATTCATCTGCGATGTCAGCGCCTGCATCGGCGACATGCCCATCGCCACCATCTCAACCATGCTGCGCACAGCATGGAATGCAGCCTGGCCCTGTCCAGCGAGTCCCTTATGCGCGTCGGCTAGGCCATTCACTGCCGTCTGCGCGCTCCCAAATTGTCTTACTGCCATCTGACTGGCTGCGGCATATTCTTCCTGACTGATTTTTCCTTCCTTGAGTGCCGTTCGATAACCAATCATCTGCGTGGCAATCCTACCCTGTGCCTCTTCCAGTGGATTCATCGCCGCACGCAATTTATTAATCGACGCAACCTGTTCTTCCTGGGCTTTTGCTGCCGCCTCGAATTGCGCCGCGTAGGCCTCGGTGCCACCAGCCCGCTGCACAGTTATGCCCGGCCCAGCCGTGACTTCGGCTTGCTTCCGACGCGCGTTCTCGGTCGCCACCGCGAGCTCATTCAGTTTTTGGGTCTGAGCCGCAACCTTGGCATTAGTGATTTCGTAATAGGCAGCGAGTTGTTGTTGCGTACCCACACCTGCTTCTGCATATTTTTCATAGCTTTCATACGCCTTGCGAATATTCTCCAGAGCCCTGGCTGTTTCATCGTAGCGCGCGATGCTGCTCTGTAAGCCCTGCGAAAATACTCTGTTTTTACCGGTCGCGTTTTCCTGGGCGATTGCCAACCCATCGATGTACGACTTCAATTCGGCGAGCGCGGGCTGACCTTCCACTTGCAATCTATAGACAGCAGTCTCTACCGTCTCGGCCATTTTCTAACCTCAGATCGGCGCGCTGAAAAAGATCGCAGGAGACTCGACAGTGGCGCCGGCCAGCCGATCAGGCCGTTGCCTGGCGCTGTACCGATAGCCTGATGTCGTCTTGATCAGTAATCGCTGGTTCTTCGTCAATGTCCAGGCGCCGAGATCGACATATTTCATGCTGACTTTCGCCCTTCCCCTGGCTTGCGCTTTGACCATTTCCGTAACGCGATAATAGATGCGATTGGGCACCGAAATCAGGAACGGCCGCGCGCCGTGCTGGGCGCGGCCGATTTCCAGCCGTCTTGCATACGGCACTGGATTGGCGATGTAGATGATATCGCCCGGCTTGAATGTTTTCGGCACCGTGGTCCCAACCGGTGTGTCGTTGACATAGACAGTATGTGAATTCTTGTATTTGCCGCTGCCGGTCGTCGGCGATGCTTTGATTAGTTCATCCAGTGCGAGTTGGATTAGGTCGGATAGGTAACGGTAATTATAGACAATCGGGCCGGGGACGACGACGGACTCGAGATTGCTATTGCCCTCGCGATTGGCATAGGCCTCCCAGTACGGGTTAAGTCCCTTTGACCTGTTGTCGGCCATGATCCTGTCGTGGCCTGCGTATGCCGTCCGTAACAACAACTGCTTGCCGTCAGCCTCGACCTTCTTCGGCCAGTCAATAGTGACGAACTGCCGAATCAGCTTTGTGCTCACGTTATTTTCTTCCGCTCGGCCTGCATTTTTTCGGCGTGAACGTTAGCCCTGGTGACAGACAAGGTCATCATCACTTCAGTTTCCCACGGCAACAGATCAATCTGCATCAGCAACGACCACGCACGCAGACCTTCCCAGGTGATTACCGGATACGACATGCCGCCTGATGCCATGCCCATCGAGTGCGTCACAAACCAGCCCCAGAGATAGCCAAGAGGCTCGGGAAATGGTGGACCCTCCGGGCTGGCCAGGGCTGCTGCCTTGATGTTCCCAAGCGCGGCGAGTTGCCGGGCGGCGGACTCGAATTGCTCGCCCTCGGTAGAGCCGTCAGAGGTTGGACGGCCCTTTCTAAATTCGACCTCGGCCCATTCGATCAACTGCTCGATGAGCCCTGCGAGAAATTTGAACGATCGGCCGTGCTTTCATCAATCTGCTCGCGCAACCAACTGACGGCCGGATTGCTGTACAATTCGCGCGCATTGTCCTGGCTGAATGGCAAGTCAATTACATTGCCCTTAAGATCGACCAAGTGCCAACCAACTGTCAATGCAGCCAGAATGTCGACTGCCTCAGCCTCGATCTCTTCCGGCGTGATTTTCATTCGGCCGCGCATCGCGAGTCGGCGGCGCTGGATGGTGCGCTGATGCTTGCGTGCGATCTCGGAGTCGGATGAGTAGTGATCGATGTAAGCGGGCTCACCATCGCCATTACGCATCGGCTGACGGGTGACGGGATGAACCAGAATCAAGCGGAAGGGAGTTTCGACCTCGAGCTCGAGGCCAGCGAATTTAGACATGATGTTTCCTTTGGCGGAAGGGTAGGCCGCGACGACCCGCCAGCCGCCGCGGCCCGATTGCTGTCAGGCAATCACCCGGCACGAGCCAGGCGGGGCTCTTCCTTGGCGGTGGAAGAATCTTCGGGTTCGCCCTCGGTACTGCGCAGCAGCGAGCCGGCCGGCGTCTCACTATCCCAGATCTGCATGGTGGTTTGCGGAACGCCCGCCGTATTGCCCTCATATTTCAGGGCCTGATACGGAATGGTGATCATCTGGCCCTGCTCTCCGGTCGTGGCGACATCGGCACCGCCCAACTTGACGCGAGGCAGATAGAACGACATCGATGGCGCGCCAGGCGTCGAGGCCGTCGTGAGATAGGCCAGCACATCGATCTCGGTCTCGTTCTTGAAATCGTTGAGTAGCACGGAGTCCTGAAAAAATGCCGTCATCTGACCGGTTATGACATTTCTCCCGGCGAAGATCTCAGGCACTATATTACTTCCGACAACCGGATCTCCAGTCAGCGTAATGGCGTTCTGAATATTCATGCCCGTGATTACGGCAACGGTCTGGCCCGAGATCCGCAACAAACCATTGACCGCAGCCAGCAGTTTGGTGGTCGATGACGGTGCCGGTGCCGTAAAGAACGGCGCCGCCGTGGTCTCATACAGCTCCATATCACGCCCGGTGAAGTTGAATTCAATCGTTGACATGCCTGTCGCGGGCATCTGCAAATTGAATCCGCCGACTCGGCATTCGGTGTAGAGTCGCGCGATGTCGACATCGGAATTGTAGATTTCCACTGCGACCTTGCGCCTGACATGCGCGGTCGACGGGATCATCAAGGAAGACCCGGTCGTCGTTACCGTAAACGTGGTCTCGGCCGTGCCCGTAGTCGGAGCCGGGATCACCGCAACAGTACGATTGCTGGCGCCGCTAAACCCGGTAATTATGAACGTAACGCCGTTGTTGGCGGTCGTCGTCGTCAGACCTGAAAACTTGATACCCATGCCCGCGCGCAGGCCGACTGTCACCGGATCACCGCCACCGAATGTCAGCGTCGAGGTGCCGCTATTGGCGGTCATCGAGGTCAGTGTGGTATTGCTGCTGGCGACAGGATCGAGCCAGTTGGCGCGGAACGACGCTTCAAACAGATCCTTGTAGGTGAACGGCGACAGTTCGCCACTGATGTTGCCCGCGACACGCCGCACGCCATGACGAAAATCCGCGATCTGGTAATCGCTGCGGATTTCGTTGCTCTGATAGGTATCTTTCGTAAAAGCCAGCGTGCTGGCCACACGCCGCAAGATCTGCCCCCCGGCAGCGCCTGGGTCGGTCGCCGAGACCGCGGGGATGCCGGGGACAATCGTTGGATCGGTGTAGAACTTGTAGACGATGCGGCCAGATACGCCTTCAGCTAAGGGCATGGGTAACTCCTGTGTGTCATCCGATTTGATCAAAGATCACTTGGGCCGCGACGAGAGCACCGGTGTAGTTGGAGACTTCGGAAGAAAGACCGGGAATAGAGAAATCACTGCCCGGCCCAAACGGTTCGACGTCGGCATTGAAGATCGAAATCACGCCATCTCGATAAGAGCGCAGATGATCGGCAACCGGCCTTGCCGCAGTTGCTGCTGCATCGTATCCGTACCCGAACGGCGTAAAGACATAGATCGAGGCCAAGGCCGTGTTGCGATAAACATTCTGGCCACGGCCGCCGCCGAACGCAGCCAGCGTCGAACCCTGAACGTCGAACACGAAGATTCCGAACGTCGCTGGAACATCCGTGAACTGATACGATGGATCGCTATTATTGTAGATCGTAAAGGAGAACCCACCGCTATCGAGCCTGGCGCGAACCGCCCGCATCGCCTCGTCGGTTGAGACGCCCATCATCCAGCCGCGCGGATTTTCAAGGCAATCGGCTTGCCAGAAACGCCGATCTTCTCAATGCTATACATCGCGCTTTCCTTGAAACTGCCGGTGACGTGAGTATCTTCGTCGATCGGTGGCGTAGCGCTGAAATCATCGAAGCCTGTAAATCTGGTCACCAGTTTATCGTTGCTGTCGATCACCCTGATATCGAACGGCGGGCCGAGCAGCGTCTCGGCCAGTGCATACACCACGGCGTAGTTCTGGATTACCGAACCGACAAATTCCTTGGCAGGTTCATAGCG